GGGCGTCAACGACCTCGAGCGGCTTGAGCGGCAAATGGAGGTCCACGGCCTCAAGATGCTCGCGCCTCGCCCCGGTGCCCAGTCGGCGACCGGCGAGGCGATCGACGCCCTCAAAGAGACCTCGACCCTGTCCATGACAGCCGACGAGCTCAAGGATGCAATGGAGGTTGCGGTCGGGTGGATGGGCGACTTTGCCGGTCAGGATTTCTCTGGCGCGCAGGTCGATATCAACAAGGATTTTGGCGTCGACGTGATGGACGCACAAGAGCTGCTCGCGATGCTCTCCGCCGTCAATACCGGCAACATGAGCCGCGAGACCTTTATCGAGGAGTGTGCTCGCCGAGGCGTGATCCGGGCCGAGATCAAGGCCAAGGACGAGATCGACCGGATCGAGGCCGAGGGTGGCGGTCTCATGGATGACGAGGACACGCTCGGGGGGGGTGGATAACGTGGCAGAGATTAAGCGAGACCCGATCTCGACGACCGATGAAGACGACGATATCGTCTACGCATTCGACGCAAATCACACCTTGGCCGATATCGCTCGGTGGATCATGCGAAACCCGGTCGATGCCGAGACCGTCAGAGACATGCTGACCGAAATGCTTGAGGGTGAGATATGACCGAGCCGACCTTGCTCAACGTCGAACGCGCCAAGCGCGAGAATGACAACACGCTGCTTTCTCCGCTCGAGTCGATGCGGGACGCAGCCAATATGATCGAGGACGGCACGGTAAAGGCCGACGCCGCGTTTATGATCTTTCTCGATCGGGGCGACGACCCTGCCGATCCTAAATTCGGGCTAAGATGGTTTGCGTCGAACATTTGGGCGAGTGAAATGCTCGCTTTACTGGAATGCGCCAAGGTCGAAATACTCAAGTCTATGAACTATCTCGGCGAAAACGATGCCGATTAACGACGATCTCAGCGACGCCCTCGTGCGGCACCAGATCGGCCTGCAGCGGCTCGGTAACGCCGAGGTCCGCAAGCTGTTAGCTCTGCTCAAGCGCGTCGAGGTCCGCGTCTCTGAGCGCCTCTTGAGCGCCGATCTCACACAGTTCTCACGCAAAAGAGCCAAGGTGCTTTTGCAGGATATCCGCAAGATTACGCGCTCGGTTTACACCGACGCGACCGGCAAGCTGCAGATCGAGGTCGAGCGCCTGGCGCTTTACGAGCTCGACTATCAGCAAGACCTTTTCAAGCGGATGGTTCCGATCGAGCTCGACGTGATCCGGCCCGCCAACGACCAGATAATCGCCGCCGTGAACTCGCGCCCGTTCCAAGGCCGGATAATGCGGGAATGGCTCCAAGACCTCGAGGAAACCGCATTCGCCCGCCTGCGCGGTACGATCCGGCAAGGTTTCGTCGAGGGCCGCACGACGCCGCAGATCATCCAAGCGATCAGGGGCACGGCTGCGATGGGATACCGAGACGGCATCGCTCAGATCAACCGCAACCACGCCGCGACCGTGACCCGCACGGCGATCGCTCACACAGCCAACACGGCCCGCTCTGGCCTCTATCGGCGCAATCCCAACCTGATCGCGGGCGTGCAATGGGTCTCGACGTTAGACACGCGGACCTCGGCGATCTGCAGGGCTCGCGACGGCGCGGTCGGCCCGGTAGACGCGAGCAACAAAGACTGGCGACTACCGCGCGGTGCCAAACGCCTCGTGCCGCCAGATGCCCGCCCGCCCGCGCATCCGAACTGCAGGTCGACGACGACGCCGATCTTGAAGTCATGGCAGGCTATGGGGCTGCGCAATCTGCCCGGGTCGACGCGCGCCAGCATGGACGGGCAAGTGAGCGCTGATCTGACCTATAACGACTGGCTGAGAAAGCAGACCGTCGCGACACAGAACGAGGTTCTCGGCGTTCGCGCAGGGCGTCTCTACCGGCAGGGCGGGCTCAGCGTCGATCGGTTTGTCAACGATCAGGGCCGCGCCTATACGCTCGACGAGCTCAGGGTCCGAGAGGCCGAGGCGTGGGACAGGGCGTTCGCTGGATAGAGAGAGCCCGCCGCCTTGGGAGGGCGACGGGCAGGGTAGTAACCAACAGGGAGGGTCGAGCGGTAACGGCCCGAATACCAAATCTGTAAGATCAAAACGGTCTTACGTCAACAAGCAGGAAAACACCGATGCCACTGACATTCAAACTCCCTAACCTCGACGGCCTCGACGCCGCGATCTCCGCGCTCTACAAAAAGGACGGCGACGCTTTTGTGCTCGACGTGACCGGCGCACCGACCGGCGACGAGGCGGCTCATGCCGAAATCGTCAAGTTCAAGGCCAAGGCGCTCGAGGCGCAGAACGAGGCGATCGACCGGCGCAAAGACCTCGACGAGTGGAAAAAGATCGCCGACACGCCAGCCGCCGCCCGCCAGAAAATCACCGACGCCGGGAAGGACAATAAGGGTGCAGCCGAACACGAGGCGATCGTCGCAGAGCTCAAAGCGGGTCACGCGACCGAGCTCACCGGTCGCGACGAGACGATCACCGACCTGCGCCGAGGCAACACCGGCTCAGAGCTGAAAGCCGAGCTCGCAAAGGCGGGCGTGAAGCCGGATTATGTAGACATGCTCGCCGGGTTTGCTAAGGGCCGCATCAAATATCACGACGACGGCTCGGTCAAAATACTTGCTGATGACATGACTAAACGCATGGTCGGGCTCGCGCCGGACGGCGGCGCGACAATCGCCGACCTCGCTGAGAGCCTTGCCAAAGGCGTGCCCGATCTGGTAAGCGCGAACAGACGCAGCGGCAGCGGGAAGCCTCCGCTCGACGGCGGCGGGAAGCCGGACCCCAAAAAAACAGCAACGCGAGCGGAGTTTGACGAAATGTCACACTCGGATCGCAGCACATTCGCAAATGAGGGCGGCAAGGTTGTGGCCTAACGCTCCTCATAAGGAGCCCGTCACATGGCAGAACATACCCTCACAGACCTCGCGGCGGATATCTACATCGCCGCCCAAATGGTCGGTCGCGAATTGGTCGGGATGATCCCGGCAGTCACGATGAACTCAGGCGCAGACGCGGCAGCAAAAGACGACACTATTCGCGCCGCATTCGCCCCGGCTGTCGCGCCGTCGACACTGACTCCGGCAATGACGATCCCCGAGGGCACCGGGCAGACCGTCGCAAACAAGACCATGACCCTTGACACCATGGAAACGGTTGAGATTCCGTGGACTGGTGAGCTCGTTAAGTCGGTCGATAACGGCGCGGGCTTTGCATTCGTGCAAGGCAACATGATTGCCCAGGCCATGCGCGCCCATGTCAACGCGATCGAGGCCGATCTCGTGGCAACAGCTCGTGCGGCGGCTTGTCGGGCGTTCGGCACCGCGGCAACGACGCCTTTCGGAACAGCGAACGATTACACGGCGGCGTCGAACGCGCTGAAAATCCTCAAGGACAACGGCGCGGGCAAGTTCGACAATCAGCTCGTGATCAACACGGCAAGCGGCGCGAACCTGCTCGGCAAGCAATCGGCAGTCAACGCGGCGGGCACTGAGAGCCTATTGCGACAGGGCGTTCTGCTCGACATGGCCGGGATGCCGGTGCGGGAGTCGGGGCAGCTCGGCAGTCACACGGCAGGCACGGCAGCGTCGGCAACAACCGACAACGCGGGCTATGCGGTCGGTGCGACGACGCTGACCCTGGCGGTCGCGGGCACCGGCACGATTCTAGCGGGCGACGTCCTCACGTTCGCGGGCGACACGAATCCCTATGTCGTCGTAACCGGCGACGCCGATGTTTCGGGCGGCGGCACAATCGTGCTGCAAGAGCCCGGTCTGCGAGTGGCGATGTCCGCCGCGACAAAGGCGATCACGATGATTGCAACGCACAGCGACAACCTCTGTTTTGCTCGCTCGGCTATTGAGCTGGCCATGCGTGCGCCTGCCGATCCGATGGGCGGCGACGCGGCTGTCGATTCAATGATGGTGCTCGACCCGCACTCGGGTCTGTCGTTCGGTATTTCCGTCTACAAGGGCCGGAAAAAAGCCATGATCGCGGTCGACGCGCTCTATGGCGACAAAGCTTGGGAGACAGCAAACATCGCACTGTTGCTCGGCTAATCTCTCAACTTGATCAGAGGGCACCCCTGCGACGGGGGTGCCCTTGCTCTAATATCTCCAAAGGACACCGAAAAATGTCAGACGTATGTGCAATCGTCACGATCAAGACGAAGAATGGCCCGGTAGATATCAACGCTGCCGACCATGACGAAGAAAAGCACGGCAAGGCTTTGACCCCCGCGCAAATCGCCAAACTGCGCCCCGCGCCCGAGGACGAGCCCGAGGCCGCTACCGAGGAATAATCCCGATGGCTTTGGATGTGACCGTCGGCGGGGCTTCGTCAAACAGCTACGGCACGCACGCCGCCTTTGAACTCTACCGGGACGCGCGGGGCTGGACCGACACGGGTACCGACGCGACCGACGAGATCAATCTGATAAAGGCGACCGATCACCTTGATCGCGCCCATGCGTTCACCGGATACGCCGCCAACGAAACGCAGCGCCTCAAATGGCCCCGGGTGACGAGTATCCTCGTCGACGGATGGAGCTTTGATAGCGACGAAATTCCGCAGGACATAATCGACGCGCAGTTCGAGCTCGCCTATCTGATACAGCTCGGGCTCAACCCGGCAAAAACAATCGCGGGCACGGTGAAATCAGCGGGCGCAGGTCCGGCGAGGGTCGAGTTTCTGGGCGGCATGGCAAAGCCCCGGATCGTCGCGATCGAGGGGCTGTTGCGGCCCTATTTGACGCACGGCGCTAGTCAGGTGAGGGCGATCAGAGGATAATGCCGACCATTGCCGAAATCGCTGAGATCGCATTCGACGCCGTTGACGAGGCGATCCCCGACGCTATCCACGCCGCGACCCTCGGCTCTGTCTCAAAGGGGGCCTACAACTATACAACCGGCGGTTATGCCGAGACAGCGGCGACCGACACGGGCCGTCTCACAATCCTGACAGCCCGCCCGACCCCCGACCCTTTCCCTGATTACACGCGAGGCGCTGGTGACGAATATGCGCTGCTCGAGGGGTTCACGACAGCCCCCGAGGAAAGCATGACTTTGACGGTCGGCGCTATCGTGTGGCATATAATGGCGGTGCAGGATATCGGCGCTGCCGGTACGCTGTTTAATGCAATGATCAAAAAGGTGCTTTCATGATACCGCTACACCGCTACACCGCAGACATTCCGGCCTTGTTGTTTTCATGGGCGACCGTCTTTGTCTGGCTCGCGCTCGTCGCTCTCCTGTTCCTGCTCGCGCCGCCCGCTAAGGCGCTGGGCGCGTTCTCGATCGACACGCCACACGACGGCTCGATCACGTTCGACGTTGCCTGCGATCTAGACGGCGACCGAGGGCCGTGCGATCCCCCGCTGCCCGATCCTGAGCCGGGAGACCAGAGCTGCGAGGATTGCGATCTCGACGACGGTCGCGACATTCCTGAGCCTCCAACCGACCCCGAGCCGCCGCTTAACGACGGTCGCGACGGCGACGGCCCAGGCGACACCGATAACGCCAGCTCGACGGGTGCGGGGCCGGGGGGCTCCGACGCCGTCGGGCGAAACTGAACGAGGGAATGAATGGGCGCAGCCTCAGCACAATTCTCGCTCCAAATCAACCGCGAATGGGCGTTGAAAGAGCAAGAGATCGGAGAGTTTGTGCAAGAGGTTGCGCTCGCAGCTCTGACCGGCGTCGTGCAAATGTCGCCGGTTGGCAACCCTAGCCTCTGGAAAAACCCGAGCTCAGGCCGGGGATACGTCGGGGGCCGGTTCCGGGGTAATTGGGGCGTCTCGATCGGAGCCCCTCTGTCTACCGTAAGCGCGGAGATCGACCCCGACGGCGGTGCCACTATCGCCCGAGGGCAGGCCGTGATCGAGAGCTATCCGCAAGGCGATTATCCGGTCCTCTACCTGCAAAACAATCTGCCCTATTCGCTCGTGCTCGAGACCGGACACTCGACGCAAGCGCCCTCTGGCATGGTCGGCATTACCGTCGCGAACGTCGAGTCGTTCTATGCGTCGAGGCAAATATGACCTATCAGCTCGAGCGCGACGCAATCGAAACCTACCTCGATACAGCTTGGCAGGCAGCCGAGCCGACGGTGCCGATCGGCTTGCCGGATCACGATTTCACCCCCGTTGCGGAAAGCCTGCAATTCAACATCAAGCCTGGCGCTGTGCTGCAAGCCTCGACCGGGCAGGCCGGGTCGAACCGGATCGAGCATGTCGGCCTCGTCATGGTTCGCATTTACAGCGCAGGCGGCAAGGGCGAGGCGGCTTGGCGCGGCCATGTCGACACGCTCGACGGCATCCTCTCGGGCGCGCGGCTCGACAATGCCGGGGCGGTTGAAACCGGGATCGGTGAATTTATTCGTTTCTCGCATCGCGATCTGTATCCCTATGTAGTCGGATCAGCACCGGACGGGCCGCTGCTCGTGACGACATATTTTGCGCCGTTTGTGCGCTTTGAGACAGGATAGGAACCATGTCAGGACCAAGCTCGAACCAACTCCGCTCGGCTTACATCGCAGAGGCCACGGTCGCCACGATACCAGCGACTCCAGGCTTCACGACAGCCGCCGACGGGTTCATGCTCAACGCGGGCGCGGTCCCATCGGTGCAGCGCTCCCTGGCAGCGCTCGGGGCGCGTGAGGCGGTGACGCCACAGACCTTGCCGGTCACTGGTCGAAAGCAGGGCAAATTCGTCTATGGCCGCGAGGACGCGATCCTCGAGACGCTCTTGCAGGGAGCGTGGGCTGCGAACGTGCTCAAAGACGCAAAGACGATCAAGACGATCGCGGTCGAAAACACGATTCCCGCTGGCGCTGGCGGGACAAATACCATGATGCGATATCGCGGAGTGCAGGCCGTCGGCGGCTCGCTGATCATGGAAGCGGGTCAGGATATAACCTATAACTGGGATCTGCGCGGCATTGGCTCCGACGACGCCAGTACCTCGGCGATCTCGGGCGCGACATACTCCGATCCGACGGTCGACTATCCGATGGTCGCGGGCTTTGACGTGAGCCTCTTGTCGGTCGCAGGCGGCACGCTCGACGCGGTGCAGCGCTGCGAGATCATGTTCAATTACGAAGATCGCTCAGATCAACCGGCAGTCGGCAATTCCTTCGATTTGAGCGGAATCACCCCCGGCGCATTCCTGCCTCAGATCAAGCTGCGCGTTTACGTCGACGCCAATTTCCTCGCGATCTACAACGCCGCCCGGGCCGAGGATGAGAGCTTTGCGTGTGATATCAATCTCGGGCGAACGGCAGCCAGCAAATACACGATTGACTTTCCCGAGTGCTATTTCGGGCCGACGAACCTCGATTTCAATACTGCAGAGGGGTTTCACGACATCACTGTGCTGCCCGTCTATGACGGCACAACGGAGAATTGCGTTTGCAAGATAACAAGGGCAGTCTCATGACCCCCGGCGACCTGAAAGGATAAGACATGGCAACCGGCGCGAGCTCCAATCAACTGCGATCGGCGTACATCAAAGAGACGGCGATCGGCACAACCCCGACGACCCCGGCCTTCACGACGGGCGACCCCTTCATGCTGACAGCGGGGGCGGTTCTCGCGTCCAAGCGGTCGCTGCCCGCTGGCGGTGGCAGGGATGCCAGCACGCCCGCCTCGCTGCCCGTGGCCGGGACTAAGCGCGGTATGCTGATCTATGGCCGCGAGGACGATCTACTCGAGACCTTGCTGCAAGGCGCTTGGACTGCGGACGTGCTCAAAGACGGCAAGACCCCCAAGACGGTCACGGTCGAGAATGCGAT